GGCTTTAAGGCTTTGATAATTTTCTTCCATCCAGTTCATAAATTTACTAAGACGATCTGCATATTCGCCGTTCATGACCCAGGGATCGAACTCATAGTGTCTACCTTCGTCATACTGCCATTTTTCTTTGACCCACGCACTGCTTAAATTAGGCCCACAGTATAGGCATTTTAGATTACACTTATTATTAAAGTGTACACTGAGTTGTGTAGGTTTTACTTTTATGGCCTTGGGATTTTTAACAAGCTCTATAGGCACATATCTCTTATTTTCTGGCCTACTTAAAAAATTAATTCTATCACTCATGCCGCCGGCAAGTTCTTGATCTCTGCAATGCTCGCAGCCTCGGCCATCACTGGGCCAAAGACTGTTAAGCATTTTTTCTCTATGTTCAACTACCGGTTTAGTATTATGAAAGTCATAGTCGTCTGGAATATCAGCTCCAGCATTTCTATGACAGCTACTACTTTTATTTTCCCAAAGGTATAGACTAACTTGGCTCCACTTTTGCAAACATACTGTGTCTCCCACAGGTGGAAACCATTTTTCTATAGACATTATCAATCCTCATTTAAATTGTTCACTGAACGCATCGTATTTAGTGCCACATGTCTTGGCACATACTGCTAACTTTCCTTCGGCGCAACTGTTTTTATTCCAGCTATTGGGGATTATTTCTTGTATAAATTTACCCTCAACAACATCTTTAAGACTATGTTGTTTTAGATTGAGTGAGTCCAACCCAGCTTCATTAATTGCATCCCAAATTTGTCCGCCTTGTTCTTTCCAATACCACACATACATTTGTCCCGCAGTCCAACAACATGGTTGTAAGTATCCTTCTGCTGTTACATATATACTTTTTTCTTCGGAGACTTTACATTTAATAGGCACGGTATCCCAATACTTTTCCATGGGCTTTTTCTTTTCTGGGTCGAGATTAAATTTTTGACTGCCTACTCTGTCTTTAAGAGCCTCTACAGTAGTAATTAACTCATATGGATCTGACTTTTGGCCTGCTGTTATGTTTGCTAAATTCTTAATGGCTGCATTATGATACTTGGGATCAGTGGGCATGGCTAATAATGCCGTTGCTGATCCTTTACGATTGCCGGCTTGGTGCTCTTGTTTAACTTCACCACGAGTATTACTAAAGAATCTATTGCTCTTTTTGACGTTAAACTTTTCAAAGCCCATTTTAGTTGCTAATACCTGTGCTTCTTCTACTTGATGTTCATTGTGTGCGAATACAATATAGTCCCAACGTGCTCTGCCGCCTGCATCTATAAATGCCTGTGCGTTTTCCATTATCTTAGTCCACACCGTGCCTTGACGATATAAGTGATTAGTATCTTCTAGGCCATCTACACCAAATATAACGTAACCTTTTTTACCAATTACACCTGCTAGTTCTGCCCACCATGCTGGCTTTTTCATACTACCGTTTGTGTGCATACTGAGATTAAGTTGTGGATTGTTAGCTCTAAAATAAGCAAATGCTTCTAATGTATCTGATGCCACAGCAGGATCACCATAGTTGCCGCACATATATAATCTGTTTAATTGTTTGATAAACTCTATGGGGAATATCTGTTCAATATCAGCAATGCTGAGTTCAGCGCCATGTAACAATGGACTAACTTCTCCACCATTTAAGTTCCTGGCACACATAGGACAAGAGGCATTACATGCCTCTGTCATTTCTAAATGCACAGTTGTGATATCACTGTAACTATACATTATTTTACTCCGTACAGAGCGTACCTTTTGTATTTAGGGAATGTAATTTCTCCGCGATAGTATGTTGTCGTTACTGGATACTTCCTTAAAAAGTCTGGTAACGTTTCAGAGTAATTAGTATGTTCTTCAATGGGGTCGCTGTTGTTTTCAATGAAAACAGTTGTTCCTGGTTTTAACTTCTCAAACCAAGTTGTATCCATATGTTCACTGCTGGTATTAATCACCAAGTCAGCATCAAGTATTTTATCATAGAATGTTAAATTATTTTCATGATCAAAACATTCATTGATAGCCTTGTTTTCTACATACGCTTCTGGATTAATAATGGCTATTAGCTCATTGATACTGGAGTCTGGATCTATACTAAACAATTTATTGTAATTAATATCTTTAAGATACAAACTGTGATGAGTCAACCATCCACCAATTAGTAATATATTGTTAAAATTTAAATTAAATTTAGATAATATTTCTGCCATCCAAATCTTACTAATCACTTGGCTTTTTGAAAAAATAACAGGCAACGCATCTTCATAACCTTCATCAACTATTTGAAATAGCTTGTGAATAAAGTCGTCTTCGGGCCATATAGAGTGAAGTGTGCCTACGATATCTCGTGTAGTGATTTCATCTTTAGAACAAACGTTTGTATAAAAATTTAAACGATCTTCTCTAAATGCCACTGGATACTTATTATAGTCATCGGATATCAAATTTCTAAGAGACCATGGTTTTGACTGCTGATCCGTATATTTTAAATTTATAATATTTCTTATAAACTGTTTTTTTCTTACGTCTTGAATAAAATGAAAATATTTTTCTATTCCAAAGAGCCATGTAATTTTATCTGTGTTATCTATTTCCATCTAGTCCTACCCATTTACAAAATTTGTTATACAGCCAATCAAAATCATTTACTATAGTAAAATCTGCATTTTTTGATTTTGCATATTGTTCGCCCTGCCTTGCGCCGTGAACTGCAAAATAACCATATTGTGATTCTAGTCCTGCATTCATCCACATATTAAGCCTATCAAGACTTTCTTGATCATTGTTGTTTTTATTAATACCTGTACTTAATTTAACTGCTTCCCTAAATGCTGTGCGCCATGTACTGTATGGTGTATAGTTAAATCTATGTTCACTGGCCAATATGTTTAACTTAATATAACCATCTGCCAAACTTGTAGTCATATCAGGCTTATCTAATCTTTCTGCACTAAAACAATCTTTACTAAACAACTTGATACCACCATGCCCATAGACTAATCCATTAATGGGATTCTTTGCGCGGAACACTGCTACATATTTTGGCTTGAGTTCTATTTGCTTATCAAATGTAAACCCATCGACTATCCAACAATCGGCGTCAACAACATAGAATCTATCACTGCTACACAAGCTTGCGATATGTTTGTGACTTTCAAATATTGTACCTATACTTGCAACGGCTTCTGCCCATGGTGCAACTTGTCGTAGTCTTTCCCAATTCTCATTGAGATTTGCTTCGTCTGTGTAAAGAAAATATACAGGGGTGTTCATATTAGTACTTGGGTAAAGTAAATCCATACAACGGCAATGCGCTTTGATTTAGTAAAGCGGGCCATCCTATACCTTTGCCTGGACTAATATGTACATGTTTAAACCATATGCTTTGTTCAGCATCTAGCTCTGCCAAAGGTAAACCCAAACTATCTCGTAAATCTATTAATAATTTATGGCTATGGCTTTCTAGATATTCACCGTGTGCTAGAATCTGTGACTGTTGTTCCCAAAATTTATGGAACCAATCGTAGTCTGCAATAACTGTATGGTCAAAATTTTCTACATATAACTTATATGCGGCAAGCCTTGCACCATACATAACCCAAGCGCCGTTTTCAATATCTCGGCCAACAGTCATCCATATAAGCCAACGGGCATAGTTGGCCGGATACATTTTATGTTTAAAATCATGCAATGGAACTTTATTGCCTTGATCTAGACCCATTTTAATGCCTTCACGGAATCCAGCCCTAAATGCTTGCTTGGGACTAGAGTTGTTATGAACAACACCATATGTATTATTCATTTGCTTATAGTTTTCGGGATCCCAACAAAAGTCTACATTATTTGTGCCATCTTCTGGATCTGCCGCTTCATGACTTCGCATATTCATAACATGTTTAGTATACCACATCTTGACACCGCCATTACCATAGACTAATCCATTGACAACATTGCGACTACTCCAGCTTAGTGTAGCTTCGGCAATATCCGGAGTGAGCTCTACACTTTTTATCCATATACTTTTATCTATTTTACAGTCTGCATCTACTGTAAAGAACCTAGGACTGTCGGCAATTCGTCCAGCTTCTTTATGTGCGGCATCAAAACCTTTAACACCATGCACTCTATATACTTTTTCTGCATTAGGATGATGGTCTAACAAAAACTGAAAGTTTTCATCTGCATTTGGTTCGTCATAGCTTAAAAAGACTACGGGAACGTCTTTTAATTTTAATATAGTATTCTGCTGTACTTCTTTCTTAACAGTAGCAGTTTTAATTTTATTATCCAGTGAATTTAATAAACTCATTTTTCATCCATTCTAAATCATTAATAACACGCAAAGATTCGGAGTCATCGGCATGTTCTAATCCGTAATCTCTGCCTTGTTTTGCTCCTGCTATTGCATTCTTCTACAACACGATCTATAGCTTCATCGTTATAGTTTAATTTATGCCTTAATTCTTCGTTGGTCAAGTTAGTGGCTAGTTTAACACATTCACGAAAGGCACTGCGCCAAGTACTAAACTCGTCATAGTTAAACTTAGTGACATTACTTACTTGATCAAATATTTTAATACTTAAACCAAACCCAGTTGTAAAGTCAACTGTATCTGGATTCTTAGTTAATAACGACTGCTTAGGTAACAGTTTAACACCACCGTGTCCATATGTCAAGTCATTGATTGGATTGATGCTGTTCCACAAACATAAACATTCGCTTTCGGGTATTCCCCACCATGTATTATATTTACTGGGTGTAAAGAAAAATTCAAAATCTTTTTCTATAATAGCATCACTGTCTACTACATAAAAATTATTGGTAAGGCTACGACGAGCACATTCCTGATGTGCTGCCGTAAAACCTGTTATACCATTGACACGCTTTGCATGAGGAGCTTTCTCTAAGAGAAGCTCGTAGTTTTCATCAGCGTAAGGTTCATTGTAACTAAGAAAGAAAACGTCTAACATTATATGAGTATTTAATATTTTTACTCATGATAATACAGGCACATTGTATTTCTTGTAAAAGTCTTTGGCATCTTTGAGATTATTGACCATTGGCTGGCCTTTGATGTTTAAGCTAGTGTTCAATAACATTGGACAGCCAGTTTCACTGTACCAATTTTCCAATAGCTTACGGAAGCCGGGACTGTCATTTTTACCCACTGTTTGTACACGACTAGTTCCGTCCTTGTGTATAATAGCAGGGAACTCATCTGGACGAGTACAACGAGCAACAAACTGCATATAAGGACTAGTATCAATATTTTTTGGCATATCAAAATAGTCATGTACATGTTCTTCTAAGATTGCTGGTGCAAATGGTCTGAACTGTTGTCTTCGCTTGATTGCGTTGACTGTGTCTTTGATTTCGGAACCTCTAGGATCGGCCAGTAGGCTGCGGTGGCCAAGAGCACGTGGTCCGAACTCAGCTCTTCCACTGGCCACGCCCACAATTTTATTGGTTTTAAGTATGTCAATAGTTTGATCAACTGGATATTTCCTTCCCATGTTAGTGCCTAGGTATGCCCCTGGCCAGTTAACTTGCTCACCAAAGTAAGCAGCCACTGCACCCACACTGCTTCCAGCATCACCTGGATTTGGCATAATCCAAACGTTATCCCAGTCGCCACACAATTAAGAGCACATCCGCCCATTAATATAAGATTGTTACTGGGTAGTTTAGCATTTGCCCACATACTTAACTGCTGTAGCAGTTCAGTGTATATTTGTTGTGTGGCGGCAGCAAGATCATATGTATCTTGTAATGTAATTAGATCTGGTCTCCAATCAGGACAGCCACGATGTAAGTTACGCTTAAACTTTATAACAGGAGCTTGTATAGTTTTAAAGAAATCTTCGTATATAGCGGCTTTATATTTGTTAGGATCACCATAAGCAGCCATGCCCATTAGAATATATTCTTCTTCATTGGGTTTTAATCCAATGCGTTGAGTCATTGCTGAGAACCATATACCAATACTGTTAGGATAACTTTGGCTGTAAACTTTCTTTAAGTCATTGCCTTCCCCCTGCCATATTGTTAAACATTCAAATTCGCCAATACTATCAATGACAATAACTGTGGCATCTTTATATCCACTAGTATAATAGCCGGCGGCAGCATGACTTTCATGGTGCTTGCCAAATACAACGGGTTTGTCTAAATTATAATTAGACAAATATTGTTTAATGTTATTTTCTTTAACACGAAGGCCTTGACCTGCATATAACTGACGAATAGTTTTAATCCAAGGTTTTTCATACCAAACAATTAAGTCTGGCTCGCCATATTTTTTTGCGTCTGCTATAATGCCTTCACATAAATCGCCATCGTTTTTGATACCCGAATAGCGTTCACTATGTCCAGCGAATTGTAGTTCTTTATCATGCCAAACACTAACGGCAGCGTCATGACTGTTGGCACTAATTCCCCAAATGTTCATTTGTAAATAAAAGGATCTCGTTTGCGTAGTTCTTCTAAGCGTTTTTTAAGTTGTTCTTCCCATTGTAGTTCTTCTGGGGTTTTTTGTTTTTCTTCTACAACTGGTTTCTGTTCTTCTTGCTGATTTTTTTCGTTTTCCATAGTAACTCCTTGCACATTATTTATAGGTTAATATCTAACCATTCCTTGACAATTTTAGCATATTCTATATGTGCAAAGTATCCAGGATGCCCGTCAATGACTGTAAAATTAGTTTCGTGTTTAATTTGTTTTTTATTATTAATGCACCAGTCAATTAAATTAAGATCACCATTATCGTAACTGATAACATCTGTCTTATCATAGTTTGGTTTATAGTGTACAGCTCTTTGTCCATCCATGATTTTAATTGCTATGCCGGCTCGTTTACAAAGAGAATAAAGTCCTGCTAAATTTCTTTCATTAGCTTTAAAGTGCTCCATTCGATTATGAAACTTTTCGTAATACCATTTAAAATCTTCTTGCACGTCATCTACGTTCGGTGGGTCTGGAAAATAATTGGTAGTAGCAGTTCTAAATCCTGCGTCGTCATCATTCATTAAGAAATATTCTTTCCATGGATTGTAATATACATCCACTCTGCTTTGATCTGGAGTTTCTAATATTATAAAAAACTTATGTCTATTATCCCAGTTACTTTCAATGAACTCATAGGTCTTTCGTATAGCTCTATCTAAGCCTCCACCTTGCATGGCATGATTATGACAGGGTATTCCAATTAACTGAGATAGTCTAGTACCCCAATTTACATCTTCACAATTAGTCCATTCAACATTATAGTGTTCCTTGTAATAAGGAGCCATCAATTCCCATGTCCACGTAGTACCTTCAGCTTCGAACCCGCCGCCTTTGGTATGCGAACTGCCATTAACATAAAAGTATTCGTAATCTTTATAATTAGTTGACATAGTATAGTTCTGGATATTCTACAATAACATGGACACCGCCTTGTTCATAGGCATTTTTGTATGTGCTAATAATATCTTCTTTGTTTAATAAGTTATGAAATGCAATATGCGGGCACATACTTTTGAACTCTTCGAAGTAATTGCCCTTGTGCTGATGCCCGGGATCTAGCGGCTTATCACTGCCTTTGCCTAATCTAATAATTAAATTAAGTTTACTACCAGTCATTAGTTCAAACTTATCAACGTGGTTAATTAATTGATTGGCTGCTAGAATGATAAAGTCCCAACGTGGGTAAAATGTAATAACAGTTTTACCTGTCATTGCAATACCCATGCTCATACCCATTTGTGTTTCTTCCATAACAGGAAGTTCAATCATTTTGTCTTTGCTAACATTGCCCAATGTTGTGCTCATTGGATTGCCTGCGTAGACAATTTGTTGTCCTATAAAGACTGTATTATCTTTTTCTCCCAAAAAGGTCATTGCATCGGTTAATGCGTCCTTGTATGGTGTTAATTGTGGTGCTGTCATTTTTTTCCTTGTATATATGTAATTATGTTATTGGCAATGATTTTATGGCACAATAACGACGGATGGTTGTCCGTTGGAGGTATTTCAAAATTTTGATAATCTGTACTCAAGGTCAATCCTGGATTATTATCTATCATTTTTTCTATGCTATGATACATTGATCCTAAATAATCAAATGTAATCATCCTTGAAGCTAAGTAATCATCATTAGATATGTGTGCTACCAAGTCTTCTTGCCAAGTCATAATATACGTTTTTATGCCTAGGCTGTCTATGTATTTTAATAAATCCCTATAGGCCAGTACATCCTTTAACTTACATTGATCTATAAAAGTGTCAAGACTTATTTTTTCTTGTTGCAGATATTTGTTTAATTCTTCAGTATGATTTTCCATTAGATCCCATACTTGCATTGGACCCACTGTTTTGTCTCCAATACTTAACGTTATATCTGTTCTAGTCCATGCAGTACATTGCAATATAAATGAGTCTATATCAGAGGATTTATATGACCTAAACGTTGGGTTTTTTTCACGACCCACTAAGCATTCATCATCTTTGTCAAAAGCATGATCGCGCCAATATGTAACAATAGCATCACGTGATCCCCCATTTTTATAATGGGCTACTTCAAACGTATCAAAATGATCTGCTACTAGTCTAGCAAATCTTCTTTTGTGTGCGGCTTTTCTATCAGTGAAATGAACTAGATCAGGATTGTATGAGTTAAGAGTCTGTTCAATAGTGCTAGGTAAATTATTATAATACCACAGGCCTTGTCCCCATGTAAAGCTACAACCAGCAAAGGCTATACCTTTAGTAACTTTATTAGATCTAAGTTTCATAGTATATTTTTTGATCGTAGCATTGGAAATAATACTTTGTCACACCAATATTGTGCGCCGGCAGTGCCAGGATGAAATCCATCATCGGAAAAGTAATTGCTGTTACCGTTTAATTGTTTTCTTTCGCCATGACTAACATTACATACTTTATCTCTAGGAATATTAAGTAGCTCATGCAGTGTTTCAAACATGCCTTCTTTG